TACAGTTTGATTAATTATTTAATCGTTTTTCTATATTGGAGTAAATCTCCATTCCTTCATCAGTTTTAAACCAAGCGGCTAATGCTGAATATGGGTGTTCATCAAATGGAACTGTACATAGTTTTCTATCGTTAGATCCCCATGAAAAAGTTCTTTGATCAGAAGATAATTTTAGTATCCCCATTTCTGTTGCTTTAATACCAAAATTTCTAAGTTGCACATCGCTATCATTAGCTAATGCTAGAAGTAATTTAGGATTTTTCTTAGCAAATACTAATAAATCACGCTTAAGTTCTTTAGAACTCATCTCTGATACTTTAGAACCTATCTCAGCCCTCATAACAGCTTCCGCAACATTAATATCCATATTTCTAGCTGCAATTAAAGCATCTACCTCTAAATTTATATCTGATAACTCATCTTTAGCTATAGTCTCAGGTTTGTGCTCGTAAAATAAATTATTTCTATGAGGATGATATAAACTAAGTAGTTTTTGAAGAACAGTTTTATTTTTTGGAACATATAAAGTTCCTGATCTAAACACAATGTGTTCTAATCGTTGATCACCAACCATTTCATCAACGAAACACGTTCTTTGATTAGAAGTGTACTTTAGTTCTCTTTCGTATCCTTTTTCCTCGTCAAAGTAAAATACTCCAGTTGCTTTTATAGAATGAGATAAAGGTTTTCTTTTACTTTTTAGATAATAAACTCTATCTTTAATTTCCCATTTTTCTTTTTTTGGTTTTGGTTCTTCCATAACCAGTGTTTCAACTTTTGGTTGTTTTACAACTTGTGGAGTTGATTCCACCTCTTTTTTTGTTTCTTGTTTTTTTGCCATAATATAATATATAATAAAATTAATAAAATAAAAGGCCGAGGCCGAAGCCCCGGTCTTTAATATAATAAATGCCTACTTCAATAAGAAGAAGTTATTAGCACCTTGAACTACTAAACATCTTTCAGATAAGTAGTTTACTTCCATTGCATCTAAATCAGATGTAGTTGCACCAACAGAACCAGTAACCCAAGTTTTGAATTTTCTGTTATCCGTTTGTGAAGACCTATACCTAACGTGTAAGAAAGGACGTTTAAGATTCTTTCCTAGTTGTTGATCATAAACTGAAGATACACCAGCTGGAATCATAGCACCTCTAATACCGTAAACAGTATCTTTAGCGTTAATACCACCTCTACCATCAAGCTGGTTTAAGTATTTCCAATCAGATTTATAGAAGTCATAAGAACCTCTTCTGAATCCAGAGAAACCTAAGTTTAAAGCCATATCTTCAGAATTATTGAATACTCCGTAAGAAGTACCACCAGCTCCATAAGAATTCATAGAAGCTAACATATCGTCCATTGCTAAAGCAGTTGCTCTATTAACAAACATCATGTTTTCTTCAATAGCTCCTTGTGAGTCTAATTCAGCTAACATAGCATCAAATTCAGCTAAGTCAGTAGCGGCATTAACACCAGTAATACCAGTAGATACATTACCTCTAGATTCGATAGCTGCAAATAAACCTTCTGTACCGAAAGTAGTATGCGAAGCCCCAAGAGGACCAGCAGCTAAATCAGCAAAAGATTGGTCGCTATCACCTTTGATAGATTCAATCATTGACATTTCGCAATAATCAGCAAATCTCATTCTAGTATCACCCTCTGCTTTTAAATACCACATGTAACCATTTTGTCCATCTTCGCCAGAAACTTCAACCCAACCAATCGCAGAAGCATCAGATCCTGAAACATGATACATGTCTTTTAAAATGATTGGTTTGTTAGTATAAGATTTAAATCCTGGTTCGTTAGCTGTAGTTGGTCCAACAGTACCTTTTGAGTGCTCAGAACCAATGACTAAAATAGTAATAGTATCAGAGTTAGAAACATCAGCGCCTTCAAAAGCGTGAGCTAATTCACCATCGTTATCAGTAGCGTCGTAAGGAAATACGTCGATTTGATCATTAGTAACATCACCAACGATTACTCTCGCGCATCCACTACTAGCATGAGCTAATAATAAAATATCGTTAACTCTAATACCGTGATCAACTGAAGAAGTACCAACAGCTACGTCATCAATTGTAGTATCGATTTCAATCGCACCACCAGCAGGAGTACCTGAAACGTTAACTGTTGCGGCACCTCCAACGACGTGTCCTTTATATGCTAAGTGTAATCTGCCTTGTTCAGACCAAACAACCTGATCGGATGTCATAGCCTCTTCTGCACCAACTTGAGATAAAAAACCTGAGACGGTTCTGTTTCCAAAAACCTCAGCTTCTTTTTCCATTAAGTCTGGCAGGTATTGTTGTGTCCAATCTACACCAGATCCACTTGCGAAATCTATGTAATTTGAACTTAACGTCAGCCTAGTAGCGGCTGGTTGTAAGTTTGTTGCACCTGTAATTGCCATTTTTTAATTTGTTTTAAATTGTTATTTATTTTTGTTTTTAATTTTGAATTTGAAATCATTAGAATTATCACCAAGCACCTTGAACTTTAGTCCACCAGTATTAATCTCACTACTGTGTTGCTGTCGTGGATCCATACTGATGTTTTTAGATTTAGCTACGCTATTCTTTAAAGCGTCGGCCTTACCTTGTTCGTAAAAGTGACTAGCAATCTTATCAGCATTCATAGCGGTGTATAACGATTTGTGATAACCCTTAGCATCTTCCATTTCATTGTTTTTGTTCAAAAACTTTTTGACAAAATTATTAATGTCGCTTTGCGTATCTTTTACCGTACTTGAGTCTTTAACATTAAACCTAAACTTCTTTTCTCCAACTTCATATTCAAAACCTTTGAATTCTTTATTGAATAATTTATTAGTTTTATTTAAAAACGTACTTTTTTGCTTATCTGCTACTCCTTGCTTCTCCTCTGATTCCTTGTTGTATCTATTGAAGAAATCAATTGCTTTCTGTTGCTCACCTGTGAGCTTAGAACCATATTTGATATCTTCGTAATATTTGGACTTTGCACCGTCCAGGTGTTGCTTTGCTTGAGCAACTTGCTCCTTCAAAGCTAATTTTTTTCTTCGCACATCTATATCCTCATCCATCTCTTCGTCAAAAGAAAAATTATCTTCCATTAGAAAATCTATTTCTTCTGAATCTAAATGAGGTTTCGTTTGTTTGTAGTATTCTTTAAGTAAGGCATTGTTATCTAATTTAGAATAATCTTGATTTAGTTTAACGTAATCTTCTAAATCTCCTCCTGTTTCTTCCATGAAATCCATTAGTTTTTGGATATTCTCAGGAAGTTCTTTTCCAGTAACCTCAGCTTCAGCAACCGCTTCTTCAACTTGTTCTACAAGTTCCTCTATTTCTTCTGTTACTTCTTCTAAAACTGGAGTTTCTTGTGTTTCAGTTTCCGGTTGTACTTCTTCTTGTTCTTGTGTGGAGTCGGTAGTTTCAGTGAGTTCAACCACTCCTCCGTCGTCAGCAACGTCTTCTTTAATTTCTTCATTTTCTTTTGGTGTTGGTGGTTTGCCTAAATCTACTTTTATAACGTTATCGTCTTCAGTTTTCTTTAGATCGACTTTAGTTACGTTGTCTACTTTTTCTACAACTTCTTCAGTTGTTTCTTTTTTCTTTTTTGCCATAATATAATATAATAATAATTAGTACTCTGTTTATTGGGGTTCAAATGCCCCTAAATTGAATCCGCCACCCATTATATCATTACCTGATGATTCAAAGTTTTTAGGTGGTTTTTGATTATTTCTTTGGTCAATCATTTCTGATTGTTGTGTTGCTTGTATCTTTGTTCTTTGATCTTTACGATCTTCTTTTTCTTTTTCTCTACCTTTAACTCCCTCTACCTCCATTTGCCTAAGTTGCATGTTGTATTGGAACTCTTGTTCCATTAACATTTTCTTTAACTCTCCCTCTGCTTTTAATTTTTGTACATTTAATTGTGATTCAACTTGAGCGAGTTCAACTTTAGATTGCGTAAGAGCTTGATTTTTTTGTACTTCCATCTGAGCGGCAGCTTGCTGCGCTTGGATATTAGCTTGGGATTGTGCTTGGATGTTTTGTTGTTGTATCTTCTGGTCTCTATCTATTTTTAATTTTCTTCTAATTTTTAATAGTGAATTAGCTAATTTTAGATTTTTTATTTCTCTAATATCAATAGCATCCTCTAGTTCTATGTTTTCTTGAGATAACGCTGCTTGTATATTGTTTTCTAATAAAGCTTTTTCTTCTTCATCCGGTGATAATTCAATAAATATACCAAAATCGTATAGATGTAATTCTGACATTTCCTGTAACGTCGCCACGTTATGCGATCCAATAGCCTGTATAAAAGCATCTTTAGTTGGTGAGTACTCTATAATATCAGATATTCTTAAAGATAAACACTCTGCTGTTTGTGCTGTTAAAAACAATCCGGATTGTAGTATATGTCTAGTGGCTGTGTTTGAATTAGCTGCAGCCATTTTTTGCACGCCGACTAAAGCGTTTTTATCGGGTATTGTACCATCTCTAGCTTCGTTTAATCCAGTTACATCTCTTATCATTTGTAGATAGTAATTGTATGTACCTATTAAACTTTGCATTTTATTTCCTCCACTGCCAGATTGTATTTCTTGAATAGGTACTTTACCAGGATTTATATCACCTTCACTCGTGAATGATCTACCAATTACAGATCCAGTTTGGAAAAACATATTTAACGCCTCTTGTGGATTATAGTTTGTCCCATTACCTAAGTCAATTTCAGCAAGACCATCTGCGTCTAAGTAAACACCGTCAGGAACCATACGTGACATTACTTGTTGTAGTTTTAAATGCGTGAGTTGGATCATATCCGCAAAACCCGTAATACGTTTTACTAACGAATCAATTCTACCCTTGTATATTCTAGGCGCTACAATAGCATAGTTCATTTTAACTTTAGTAAAATCACTCTTAGGACGCATCATGTTTTTTGACATTTCCCATTTTAGTAGTTTATTTGTACCAAGAACTATAGCTCCCTCATACAAACACTCTATAGATCTTTGTAATCTATTGTATTCCCCTTCTTTTTCAATAGGAGGATTAAACGTGTCATCTTTTTCTATTGCTTTGTCAGCTCCAGATCCAGTTTCTTTCATCTTATAAACTTCGTTCATATAACTTTTATAATTAAAGTATAATATTTGAACTGAGTTATTATCTATTTCTTTAGACGTATTATGACTATGGTTATTATTTGTATATGTAGAATTATTTTGGATTAACTCTTCTAAATCTTCATGTGTTAGATGTGGGAATTGTTTAGCTAATTCGTTCACTGGAATTGTTTTAACTTCTCCCACGTAATATATATCGTCAAAATATGGGGATTCTGTATAAGAATATACTAAATCAGCTGGGTCTACGTAATCTATAGTTACACCTTCTGATGTGTTAAAGTTTGTTTTTACAGCTCCAATACCTAGAACAGTTAAATCGTAATAAAATCTTTTCTTTATTAATTCGTAATTATTCCCCTCCATTAAAACTTTCAACGCTTGCTCTTCTGCTATTTCCACAGACTGCTTGTAAGTTAACTGCATATGCAAGGCTAACTCTTCTTCATTAGTTGGTAATGTTTCTGGATCGTTTTCTGTTAAATCGAGATTAAAGTTTGCTTTTACGTAAGCGTCGACACTTTTCATTTTCATGTCTCTAATAATAGATTCCATGTATTCGGTACGTTTACTTACTCCGTAAGGGTCTTGTGAATAAGCTTTAATATCGTACATTCTCTCCGCGATACCATTTACAACTATATCTACAAATTTAGATATAATTGGAACTGGTTTCCAATCTAAATTAAGATAGGACAAATCACCATTTATAGATAACTCATCCTTATATTTTTGAATTGACTGCTCTCCACGAGCGTATAGTCTTAAGTTGTGAAAGTTGTTTTGACTAGTTGAATATCTATTGTGACCGCGATCTTTATGAAACCACTCTGACTCAATAGCCTTAGCTATCTTTAATCCATAATCGTAACTTAGCTTTTCGGCATCACTTACGACTTGACTAGGAAAATTATTTATAACAGACTCTGCCATATTTTACTTTATTATTTTAGATGCGTTTCCAGTATTTTTATACTTCGCAATATTTATGTTTAATTGTTGTTTCTCAATTTTAGCGTTTGGTCTATATAAGTGTCTATTGCAAGCCATTATCGCTAATCCAGAACTTATTGTTGCATCAAATTTAGTTCTTTTATTTATATCAAATCTACTCCAATCGTTTAATGTTTCATTAAAATATATGTTTCCATAATTTCCATCACCTAAATGACCTACGTGGCTCTGTATATACATCTCAATAGCGGCGGCGTGAGCTTGTTTGATATCCTCGCTTGAATTAGGTATTCCACCTATTTCCTTTTCTGTTACAGATAGTTTATTCCATAACTTATCTGGTCGATTCATAGAATAACCTCTATATCCTCTTCTTCTTAAATGGTATAATAATCTTGGTTTGTTATTCTCACAAAGTAAAGGCATTCCATAAAACACTAAAGCCATTAGTACATCTTCGAAAAATATCTCAGCTGTTTGCGGTCTAGCTACATATTCTAAAAACATGTGGTTAGGTGGGCAATCTTCCATTGAGAACTTGGTAAGACCATGTAAAGCTCCGTTAGATCCCTTCCCATCTACTGTTCCTGATATATCATAACTATCACAACCGAAAGCTCCCATGTGTTCATTCGCAGGATACTTTACATTGTTCTTCATTGTAATCTTATTCTGCATGTGGCTTGGTGGAAACCAACTTACTTTGAATCTACCTTTTGGATCAGGATAAAATATAACCTGTGTATCTTTTACCCCATTAACCCATTGAAAATTCCCAGTAGATATTATAGATGAATTACCTACGCCTTCGTTGTAATCTATTTGTTCGTATATTTTAACAAGGTTGAAAATACTATTTTTAGACTCATCTCTAAAAGCATGCTCTGTAGTTCTTGGAAATTGTCTGTAAAATTCATTTAATCCATCTTGATCGGATTTTAGTCCCTCTACTTCATTATCCCAATGTTCTACAATACCTACGTCAATTAATTCGCCATCTGGTCCGAGCACGTCATGATCTGGATTATCGAAGACTGGATATCCGTATTCGTCAATAAATCCTTCGTAGTTCCATTCCATTGGGATAAACAAAGAATATAAACCAGATTTTGTTTGGCCATTTCTATTTCTTTGTGTGACATCGGATGCGTTGTATAATTTTTTAAAGTTATCTCCACCTTTATCTAATGCGTTTGAAGTTGAGCCCATCATACATTTACCAACTATTCTACTACCTAGTCGTAAACATGTTTTTGTAACTCTCCAGTTATTTAATATATTATCAGGTCTCTCCCATTTACCACTTTCGTCATGTACTAGTAGATTTAATTTTTCCCCATCATAACTATTGTCTCCAGTGTTTTTCCAATCAATAGTTGTATCTAACCCTTGTAAATCTTCTAGTTTTTCATTAGAAGTTATTTTCTTTCTAGTGAACTTACTAGCTGGAACTCTGTACGCTAACTCTGTTTTAGGTCGATCCATACCATCTTGAATCGGTTTAAAAAAGAATGGGTAATTTATACTAATTGGAACTACTTTATCTGTAAACATCTTTTTAGCATCAGAACCAGTTTTAGAAAGTATACCGTATCTAGCGTCTCCTGTTAAGGTAGCTAAGTTAACTGTTTCAGCACTTGACATAAAAGAAAATCCAGAACGCCTATTTTTTAGATAACACATACCGTAGCATCTCTTGTCCGCTTTACAAGCTTCCCAGAATATATAAAACAATCTATTTGCCTCTCTAAAATCTGGAGCACCTACATCGATCTTGCTCCATTGTAAGTACATATAGTGCGTACCAGTTATCCAGGTTGGTTTACCATTATTTATAAACCAGAATCCTTCGTCTCGACGTTTAAATTCTTCGTCTATATAATCGTACCATTTTTCTTTACTGTCTTCCGGATAACCCCTCCAATCGAATATGTTTTTAATACGACTAAGTTCTTTAGGGTATTCTTGCCTCACCCATTTGTTTTTCTCGTGTTTATATACTTCTTTAGGTGGTTTAGGTAGCGCTATAATTAAATTTTGTATTTCTATAATCTCACCGATAACACCATTGTGAGATAATACAATTAAGTCGTGCTCTTTGTTGTAACCGTACTTCCACTTCTTACCTCTGTTCATTCTGGTAATAGTGGTTCTTTTTATTGGTTCAACCGTGCTAACTAAACTTTGCTTGTACATTACTTAGATCTACCTTCTGCGAATCCTTTAAAGACTTCTTCCTTTCTCTCTTCAGGTGCTTTGCCCTCAAGTAGATTCTCTTCCTCTTGAATTCTTGTAAGTATTTCGAATGCGTCAAATATTGCTAGTTTTTTAGTAGCCGCAGCGTTCTTTAATCTATCAGCAGTAATATCATCTCCAGAATCAACAATAGGTTCTTTAGCTACCTTGATTAATTCCTCCACTGCTTTCTGCCCAGCTTGGATTATACTCTTCTTCGTTTCCTTCGTATTCATATTTAATTGTAATAAATTGGGTCATAACTCTATATAATCTTTTACCATCGATTATAAATTCGTAAGTAGAGAACGGTGTGAATCCTACTAAATCACCTTCTTTGAAACTACCGTCGGTATATACAATTTTACCTACACAGGGTTTTTCTATATCTTCTGTAAGATA